CTCTGGCGACAGGGACGATCCTAACCTGGACCAACGTCGATCAGGCCGTCACGTACAACGGAACCACTTTTTCGGCGAACGGGCCGCTGGTTCAGGGATTGAAATACAAAGCCAGCGTCGGGCTCGAGGTCGACAAACAACAGATGATGATCGCCGCCCGCCCGACCGATCTGATTTCGGGCTCGTCCATCCTCAACGGATTGCGAGAGGGCGCCTTCGATGGTGCGATAGTTCAGCGTGATCGCGTGTTCCTGACTGCAATCGGCGGGGATGTCATCGGCGGCGTAATGCTCTTCCACGGCCGTGTTTCGACAATCGATTCGGTCGGACGCACGTCGGGTCAGATCACCGTCGCCAGCGATCTTGTGGTGCTTGACTACGACATGCCGCGAAATCTCTTTTCGCCAACCTGCATCCACACGCTTTACGACAGTGGTTGCGGGGTGATCCGCGGCGCCTATTCGGCGAACGGAACCGTCGGATCCAGCTCGACCGAAACGCTGATCAACACCAGCGCCGCACTTGCTGCGCACGCGCAAGGTTCGATTGTCTTTACCTCCGGTCAAAACGCCAACGTCCGCGCCACAGTGAAGGGCGCGCTTTCCGCCGTGTCGCTGACGCTCATGTATCCGCTGCCTTCAATGCCTACGGTTGGGGACACTTTCACCGTCGCTTATGGCTGCGACCACACTCGCGGCACGTGTCAGTCAAAGTTCAGCAACCTGATCAACTTTCGTGGGTTTCCTTTCGTTCCGCCGCCGCAGATCGCCTATTGAGAGCTTCGCATGGAAACCCTGCATGTCGTGACCTGCGTGGCCAATCCCCTTGGCTGGCGCAGTCGTGAGGCGTTGGCTCGCCGGGCTATCGCTGCCTGGTTGAGAGCGCCAGGGGTCTCGGTTTCGCTCGTCGAGGCCACATATGGATCGCGCGCGTTTGCGCTGACCGATCTCGCGGGAGAACGGATGACTCATATCGGCGTGCGCGCGACGACGCTCGCATGGTCGAAGGAATGCTTGCTCAACATCGGCATTTCCCGGCTTCCGGCCCACGCCGAGAAGATCGCGACGATCGACGCTGACGTGACGTTTCGTCGCCCGCACTGGGCCGCAGCTACGCTGGCTGCGCTCGATCTCTATCCGGTTGTGCAGACGTGGGATACGGCCTACGATCTCGGGCCGAATGACGAGCATATTCAGACGCACAAGAGTTTTGCGAGTGCCTGGCATTCGGGCGCCCCCGTTGTGGCTGGCGGCGCCAAGTTTTGGAGATTCTCGGGCGGCGGGTACGAATATCCTCATCCCGGCTATGCCTGGGGCTGGCGACGTCGCACGCTCGATCGCATCGGCGGCCTGTTCGAACTAGGCGGCATGGGCTCAGGCGATCATCACATGGCGCTGGGCATGGTCGGTCACGCCGGGGCGTCGCTTCCGGGCGGCGTCACCGCCGCCTATCGCGCCGGCGTTGTCGCCTGGTCGGATCGCGCGCGAATTGAGATCAACGGCAAGCTCGGCGTAGTTCATGGAACGATCGAACATCCATTCCATGGCCGCAAGAGCGACCGCGCCTACGAAGGCCGATGGGACATGTTCCTAAGACATGGTTTCGATCCGATGACAGACCTGAAGCGCAATCTCAGCGGCGTCATCGAATTCGCGGGCAACAAGCCAGATCTGGAGCGCGCCTTCGACCGCTACCTTCGCGCCCGCGAAGAAGACGTCAATACACTAACGTGAGCGACGCCAAGCGGTCCGCCATCGTATCCGAGGCAAGGACCTGGCTTGGAACGCCCTATCACCATGCCGCCGACATCATCGGCGTGGGTGTCGACTGCGCGATGATTCTGGTTCGTGTCTTCTGCGACCTCGGCTTGATCGAACCCTTCGATCCGCGCCCCTACACGAAGGATTGGATGCTACATCGTGAAGACGAACGCTACTTGGGTTTCCTCACCGACCGCTCCTGCGAAGTCGAACGGCCGGCATCCGGCGACGTGATTCTGTTCCGCGTCGGTCGCTGTTTTAGTCACGGCGGCATTGTGAGCGGCGCCGAACCGCTCACGATCATCCACGCATTCGCGCCCGCGCGTTGCGTCGTCGAGGAAGAGATCGCGCGCAATTCGGAACTCGCCGAACGACTGTCGCAAGCGAAGTTTTTTTCAGTGGTAGGCGCGTGAAATGGCTGCGCTCTTCGGGGGTAACCGCAATACGGCCATCAAGCCGGATTACACCGGCCTGCAACTTCAAACCTCGACAGCCACACTGCCGATCCCGATTTGCTGGGGGCAATCCAAGGGCGCCGCCAACGTCCTCTTCTATTCGAATTTTCAGGTCGATGCGGTCAAGAGTGGCGGCAAGGGCGGCCTGTTTTCAAGCTCGACGACGACCGGCTACGACTACACGGCGGATCTCATTCTGGGTCTCTGCGAAGGGCCGATCGCGGGCATAGGATATATTTGGCGCGACCAGTCGACATACACGCTTGCCCAGCTCGGCCTGACTATTTTCAACGGCTCGACTCCGCAAGCTGTTTGGGGTTATCTCGCTAGCGCCTATCCCAATGAAGCGCTTGCCTATCAGGGGACGGCCTTCGTCTGCGCGGCGAACTATCAATTGGGATCCGGGGCTGAAATCGGCAACCACAATTTTGAGATCATAGGGCTGCTCGCGGGTACAGGAGCCAACGGAATCGACGCCGATCCGGCGCAAGTCATTTATGATTTCCTCACCAACGCACAATATGGCGCCGGCTTCGACCCGGCTTCGATCAACCTAGCGACACTCTATGGTTCCGGCGGTGACGCCTCGCTTCAGACCTATTGCAAGGCCCTAGGACTCGCCTTCTCGCCGTTGCTAAACAGTCCCGAACAAGGCTCGACGACGCTTTCTCGATGGCTTCAACTAACCAACTGCGCGGCGGTGTGGTCGGGCGGCGAACTGAAGTTCATCCCTTATGGCGACCTGCCCATCAATTCGGGTAACATCACGTCCACGATTTCCACCCCGGTACCGATGCCGGCCCAAGAGGGCAATGGAGACTATCCCTATCCCACGATCCGGGTCTGCGCGCCGGGCAACTTTGTTTCCGATGGCGGCGTAGTCTACAGCTTTACCGGCGTTGCGCTAACCTCGGTCGGGAGCGCCAACCCAGCGCTGAAAGGAGAATACGGAATTTCTCCCGCCGGCGCCTACATCTTCCACTGGGGTGATGAAGGCGCGCCCGTCACCATTACCTTTACGCAGGATGTACCCACTTCTTACGTCCCGAACGTGACACAAGTCTACGATCTGACTGACCTCGACTTCGTCGTCGAGCAGGGGAACAAAGACCCGGTGCAGGCGCAACGTGTCGATCCCTACAGCCTGCCGACCGTGCAACGGATCGAATGTCTCTCACGCGCCAATCAATATGCTTCCACCCCCGTCGAGGCGCGCGATCAGTCGCAGATCGAACTCTATGGTGTGCGCGTCGGGTCAACGGTTCAGGCGCGTGAAATTTGCGATGAAGTCGTTGTCGCTTCGATCGTTGCACAGACGATATTGCAGCGCGCGCTCTATGTACGCTCGCACTTTACCTTCAAATTGAGTTGGGAGTACTGCCTACTTGACCCCATGGACGTGGTCACTATCACAGACGTCAATCTTGGTCTGAACCAATACCCTGTTCGCATCGTAACAATCGAAGAGGACGAAAATGGGCTCCTCAGCTTTGCGGCCGAGGAACTCGTGCTCGGAGTGTCGACTCCGGCCAACAATCCGACCTCGGGCAACGTCGCCTTCCAACCCAACCAATCCGCCGCGGCTCCGTCAATCAACACGCCGCTCATTTACGAACCACCGCCGTCACTGACGGGGAACGTCGCGCAGGTCTGGGTCGGCGCCTCGGGCGGCGTCGGTGGGGTTTCGAGTTCAAACTGGGGCGGCGCCTACGTCTGGGCAAGCGTTGACAATTCGACCTATTCGCAAATCGGCACGATCAGCGCGCCATTGCGTCAAGGACTGCTGACCGCTGGGCTGCCGGGTGCAAGCGGTTGGGACACGACTGATACGTTATCGGTGAGTCTTGTGGAAAGCGCGAGTACACTCACAGGTACATCGGCCGCGAGCGCGCAGGTTGGAGCAACCCTTTCGCTCATAGATTCCGAGCTGCTGTCTTATGAGAACGCAGTGCTGACCAGCGCCTTCGGCTACAATCTGACCGGTCTCGATCGCGGTTTTGCCGGGACGACGCCCTCGGCGCATGCGAGCGGCGCGCCGTTCGCGCGGCTCGAT